CAAAAAAGTTGGACAGTCCTAACCACCACACCCGCTCCCCTTAAGCAAATTTTTCTTCTAGATTTTGACCGGGGGTGTTCCGCTTCTAATTTTTTTATTTAATATCCTGGTCTAAGTTATGGTACTATTGGTGGACATGTGTTTTCATCATCATTTTTTGTTGTTCTTACAGGCTTTATTTCTTCTTTGATTAATACTCCATCTTCATACCATCTTGTTACTGTATAATCTTCATTTCCTCCATCTATTCCACAACCATATGTATTTCTTTCTGAATAGATTTCTTCGTTTCTTTGTTCTGTCATTTCTGTTAGTTTTCTTATTCTTTCTCTATTTTGTTCTATTTCTTCTGCTAAGTATTCTATGATTTCTCTATCACTTATATTGTATCCATTCCTAAATCTTGTAATTCTTCTTCTAGTTTCTTCATATCTGCTTTGTTTTATTTCTATATTTGTATCTGTTGCCATCATCCTTCCTCCTCTATTTCATTTATACTTAAACATAATAATCCATCTACTACCTCTATTTTGTATGTATGATCTAAATGTTTTATTTGTTTTCCTTCTTTAAATGTATTATCAAATAATCCTAGTTTCTCTAATATCATATTGCATTCTTTTTGTGGAATGTTTGACAATAACATTATTGTATTTTGTATTATATTTAATGCCTTTATTGTATGACTTAATTGACTTGATATGTTTAATTCTTCTGTTGTTAAACAATTAAAGAATATCTTCATAGCTACTATTATTTCTTCATCATCTAATAAATAACTTGCTACAATTCCTTTGGCAAAATTTATTGTTCCTGCCTTTTCATATTCATTATTCATTTCTTTTAGTTCCGCTTCTATGTTATTTACTTTGTATGCTTTTATTAAATGTTCTAATTTCATGGCTACCACCTTTCGTTATTATCAAATACATTTATGATTTTGTATTTGATTTTAGATGTATAATAATCATTATATATTCTTTCATTGTTTTTTCTTAATTGTTCTATATGCTTTACCTCATCATTTCTATTCCTTGCTTTTATATTTTCAATACATTGATTCTTGTTAGTATTAATCCATAAATATTCTACATCATTTATTTGTTCTAATAATTCTAGTTCATTACTTCCTAATTTTGTAGTTACATACCATATATCAAATCCTTTTTTAGCAAAGTATTTTAATAATAAATCCTGCACTTCTTTTATACCAAACGGATTATCTGATTTAAAAGCTTCTACCAATAAATCCCAATCTAGTAATATATCGTTTTCTTTTTTATTGTTTAATGCATATGTTGTCTTACCGCTTCCAATTAATCCACAAATTACTTTTACCATTTTTCCTCCGTCAATAGTTTCTTTTTCTTTCTCCAGGTCCATCTATGTCTTTCTTCTATTATTTCGTGGGCTTCAAAACTTAATGCTACTCCATTATCTACATCTAATGCTAAATCTGGTCTTTGCTTTATTGGTATTATATGATGAGCTGTATTTGCATCTATTATTTTTAAGTGTTCAGGAAAGTGTTTTCCATCGTTCCATTTACCTAAAAAGAATTGACATTTACCTTTATCTCTTTTTAGTACCTTTTCTCTCCAAATATCAAAGTCTGTTGAATGATAAAATTTATCTGTATTTCCTTTTGCTATTTCTACTTCCCAATTGTAATGTTTTCTTCTAGCTCTCCTTTGTTTCATTTCAAGACACACTTATCCTTTACTCTATAAAAGCATTTAACTTCCATTTTATCTAAATTAATAACCTCTAAAAAAGAACAGTTTTTACACTGTTCTGGTAAATGTTTATTTAATCTTTCTAATTGTTTTTTTCTATAGTTCTTTTCTTGAATATCTATCATTTGCAACACTTCCTTGCAATCATCTAGTTTGCATTCTTTACATCTTTTATTTGTGTTACTGCACACTTCATTTGTTTCTAAACATCTCATAGGCATTACCTACTCTTTGAATTTTACTTCATCATATTTTTGTAATAGATCCTGTATTACTTCTTTAGGTGTATTTGGATATACTATTGCTATTAATCTTTTGTCATCATCATAAAAGGTGTATCTTATATATTTATTTAACATATTAAACTCCTTTTCTTATTCAGTATAATTTGCTTTATCTAATCTTTTTAGGTTTTTATATAATCTATTTTCTTTACACCAATCACAACCTCCGTGATTTCTACAAGTACAATCTACTGCTTTAGCACCTCTATATTGCTTTCTATGTTCTTTTCCACTTGCTATTGCTTTATTTAAACTCATTTAATCCTCTTTCCTTTTATAACTCTATGCAAAACATTAAGGATTTATTAGGCTTGCACAACCTAACTTTTGAGGCATCTCGAGAACTTAATAAAGGCTAATCCTCCTGGCTTTATTAGTAACCTTTCCCCCGACACTTTTTAAATGTTCTGCATACAATTATAAACACAATATAGCACTAAAACGATTGCAATCTTAACCTTTTTGGCTCTCGAAGCCCGATTTTCACATCAAGGATTTTAGTGCTATATTCTATCTATAAACACAACATAAGGCAATGTGTCGTAACTAGGTAACATATACGATTATTATGAGCTTTATACCGAACCTATTATTAGCGCCGTCCGATTAGCTTTCTTACCTAGATTGCCCTATGTTCTATTTACAGCTGTTAACTAGGATATAGCTTTCTGAAAGGAGGTTGCATACAACCATATATATTAAAGTTGCCTAGTACATTAATATCAACTAATCAATAACAGGCTCCGATGTAAATATCTCTCCTGTTTGTTTATCATAATATTTAAAGAAATTTACACACCAAGCATTTACTATTCTTACTTCTTTATTCATACAATGTATACAATGTTCATCATATGCTTTTTTATAAAACGCTAATTTATTGTCTAAATTTTCATTTCTATTTATTATTACTTCTGTTGTTTCTTGCCCTGGTATTGTTACTTCTACTGCTATATCCATTTTAGTTAACTTTGCAGTATCAAATATGCTTATTAAACCTTCTCTATCCATTTTAATTCCTCCAATCACAATATAAAAATAGAGCCATGCTATTTCTAACACAGCTCCGCAAAAGCTTTTAACTTTTTCTCAAATAAAGCTAAGGGACTTTATTTTATTTTGTTACATGGACTAATGAGCCATTTCTGACTGTAACCAATTTTTCTATTATATATACTAACATATACTTTTTGAAAAAAATATAGAAAATATTTGTATTATTTTGGTATTTTTATAATCTTAGCAAAATTTCTGTGCCTTTTTTTATTATTCTATATATATTCTCAGCAGTACAAGTTCTATTATATAATTTCCAATATAATACCCTTCCAATTTCTTCAGCATCTCTATTATCTATGTAATAAGCTGTTAATATTTCTCTTTCTTTATAATATAATGCATCTAACATTATATTTACTTGATCCACTTCATCTTGTAACTCTTCTATTATTGGCTCTAACTCCTTTATTTTTTTCTCAGCTTCTTTTTTCATATCTATATTTGCTTTTATTCCATCTACTACAGCATTCCCCACCTTGTCATTTATACTATTTTTACTTCTAATATCTAAATTTATCCCTACCTGACCTGTAATAGAAGTTTCTATCTCAATGCAACCTTTTAGCCTTTTTTCATACATATTCTTTTCTTTTTTTTTAAGTTCCAATTTAGCCTTTGTCTCTTTATATTTTTTTAAAGATAATATTATTTCCTCTTTTTCCATTTGTACCTCCTACAAAAGTTTTTCTTTTCTTTTTGCTATACTTCTCGCTAATAATTTATAACATTTTTCACATAGATCCCATTTTTTAGTCGATTTATCTTTTTGTGTATCTTTTACATAAAGGTTATAAAATAAATCTTTGTTTTTTATTAATAATCTATTGCACATATCACATCTATATGTGCTATTTGATTTTCCTTTAGTGTATATTGTTTTTATTAACATTTGTAATTTCCTTTCTCATCTCTTTTACTACCCAAGTTAATTTTATAAGTTTATCTGCTATTTCTACTTCACTTTGTTTTAAAAGCTCCATAAATTTATCATATCTTTGCTCTTTTAATAAATTAGCCATGTATGGAGATTCCATTAATTTATAAGCATTTAATTCTTCTATCTCTTCTGTATTATCTTCTAATATTTCAACTTCATCATTCAAATCGATTTTGCAATCATCTAATTTGTCTATAATATTTTCTTTACATACTAGCATAACTTCATCTTTATGTTCTATTCTATCCCAATATCTTATATATTTAGGCATAACTATTTCTTTTTCATCTGCAAAATCTTGTAATAGCTCTATAATCTTTATCTTTTTATTCATATTTCATCAACTCCTTTACATCTTTTCTCACTTTGAAGTTATCACATCTTCTTCCATCTTTATCCATTGTTATTGCCCAATGATTTTCCCAGCATATTTCTTTATTCTCACAAGCTAAGCAATATCTAGGATATACGTCATATATGTTATTCATCTTCTCCTCCTAATTTCTTTTAAATTTCTTTCTATACTTCTTATAACATCATCTAAAGACTCAAAAGTTCCATAAGTAAATTTTGACATATTTATTATTACTTTTTTTAGTTCTTCATTTTCAGCTTCTACTTTTTTTAATTTATAGTATTCTTGTTCATAATTAATTCCTACTATCTCATCTGCTTTACTCAATATTATCCCTCCAATCTTTTTCTAATACCTTCTAAAGTTTTTATATTTTCAACTTTATATAAATAATTAATCTTTTTTGCTGTATCATAAGCCACTTTTGTTAGTCTTGCTATTTCTTCTTCTATTGTTTTATTTGGATTTGCTACTTCTGTTATTTTTAGCATATTAAAATCAAATCCAAAAAAATCTATTTTATTACAATATTCATAAACTTGACTTCTAACTCTTTGATCTATTCTAGTTTCTATTTTTTCTTCATGTGTTCTTTTTGATAAAGGGCTTGTAAAAGTAAAAGTTAAATAAATTACATCTACAATATCACTATTACTATCTAATTCCCATTCTTCTATTCTTGGATAATAATAACTTCCACTTACTTTTTTAGAATTTTTTATATATTCTTGTGCTTTCTTTTTGGTAGAAAAACAAGCCTCTATATGATAATCACTATAGTCTCCTTCTGTTACTACGTATATCTTACTCAATATTATCAGCTCCTTTCAACTCTCTTCCGACACATAGGACAATAATTTATTATAATATCTCTGCCAAATGGAATATTAAACAAATGCCCTCTAATATATAAGTGTTTATACCATATTTCTAAATAAATTCTGTCATTTTCATTTTCTTCAATTATCTCTGGTTCATTCTTGCAGTACTTACACATATACTTCCTCCTAACTGCTGTATATTACAGCTAAACTTTTTCTACTAATCCTGCTTGAATAATATCTTGTATATATCTTTTTATCCTATTGGTTTTTATATCATAACCAATAACACTATTCCCTTGTAAATCTAAAATACAACATTGCTTACCTTTTACTAACACTTTACTTACAGGATGAATTAATAAATATTCTTGTTTCTCAAATTGTTCAAGATAATCTTCATATATTGGTCTATTAATCATTTGAAAAATTTTATCTTTTATAAATCCAAACTTTTCAAGTTCTTTTAAATCAACCCCATCACGAATTTTAAACATCTTTAATCCTTCCTTTCTATTAATAACTTATAATAAATTGTATTTTTTCTACTTCTTTTGGTATATCTTCTACATCTATCTCTATAATTTCTTCATAATCTGTAGTAAATTCCTTGTGTGGTATAGTAATTCCATCTTCTAATAAATCATCTATTTCATCTGGCACATCTATACCTAATAAAGTACAATTTTCTTTTACTTGTTCTGCTAATTCAACTTTTTTACTATCTGCTATTCCTTTTATATATTTGCTCATTGACATAGTTATTCTCTCCTTTCACATTTTTCTAATGACTTTTTATATGTTTTATCACATTTTTGTAACAACTTTTTGCTTATTTACCTTATCTATTCCAACATAACAGCCTGTATCTTCTTCATTTACATCTTTTCCTGGATACAAAATACATTTATCCTTTATATTGTTCATACAATCTTTACACTTTACTAAATCTTCAAATATTTGCATTTTATTTTTACTCCTTTACTTTATAACTTATAGATTCAAATTGTTCTTTTGTTAATATTTCTAATAATTTATATTCTTTCAATTTTAAAGCAACAATATCATCTCTACTTACAAATTTTTGAAATACAATTCCGTTATAACTCATTATGGCTATATCGTTTACTTCTATTAAATCTGCTAAGTCATTTGAAAAATTTTCTACAGCACTACAATCAAACCAATCTTGTTCATAAATTCCAAAATATATAGCCTTTTTATTGCAATTGTTTTCTTTTATTCCTATAACTTTACATATTAGACCAGTATTAAGTCTAGCATAATCATCTCTTTTTATATTATTTTGAACTAATAAACTATAACCAACATCACTATTATATTTTTTGTTATATTCTTTTCTACTCATATACTCATTTACTTTTATTTCATTTTCCATAGATTAGTCCTCCTCTGTTTCTTATTACTAAATTCAAGATTTCTTCAAATGGTATATTTTCTAGCTCTTGCTTTATTCTTTTAGCTTTATTTCGGTCTTTTAATGTTTGTCTTATCTTATATGCTTCTTCTTTTTCCACTCTCTTAACTTCAAATCTATATTTTCTTGCATCATTTCCTATAAATTTGAATAACAAAGTATTAGCTCCTTTTTCTGTTGTTTCACATATACTAGGAAATTGAAAACATTTTTGAACATTATTATAAATCATATATCTATCTTCCATATATCTACTCCTTTTCTAAAAGTGATTGCCCAAATTCTATATAGTGCATATATTTATTCTTTTTTTCTGTATCTTGTGGTTCATACCAATTCTTTTTCTTATACAATTTATCTATTTCTTTTTTATATTCTTCTATTTTTGCTTTTATTTTGTCATTTGGCGTATAATATTTATTTACATCTTCAATTCTTGCTGTTATTTCATTTTCTAATTGAACTATTCTCATTTTACTTTGTCTATTTCTCTCTTTTAATTCTTCTATTTCTTTAGATTGTTTTTCGATTTTAAATTCTAAATCACATATTTTATTATTCCTTAATGTAATATCATTTTCTTGTTCATCACAATATTTTTTCCAACTTTCAATATCTTTTTGCAAGTTTTTTACTAATTTTAAAAATATTCTTAACTCACTTTGTGCAACATCAATAATTTTGCAACCTTCATTTCCATATAATCTTGATTCTAAATATTCTATCGCCTGTTTTTCTTCATCACTTAACATTGTTTTATTCCTCCTTACATATCTGGATTTCCTAAAAATAAATGTTCATTCTCACATCTTTCTTGACTATCTTTCAAGCATTGCAATAATATTTTATTTTTTTCTTTTTCTTCTTCATAAGCTGTTACAACTGTATCTATTGCCTGTTGATAATAACAATCTTCGTTTCTATCATCGCATATTTTATTATCAGCACATTTCTCGCAATATTCGCCTATAACATAATCTGCAATGCTATTTTTTAATATATCAATTGCTTGTTCTATATTCATTTACTTACACCTCTCTTCAAAGTATTTAATTACTTCATGTTTATTATCATAATGTTCAATGTCTTCTTGATTTAATATATCTTGTTCTAATATTTCATTTGCCATTAAGTCTATTATTTTATCTTTCTGTTTTATTATATCTAATAAATCATTTATTCTATTATTAGCTTCATATAAATCTGTTTCTGCTTCGTCCTTTCTGTCTGCTATTTTCATTATTGCTTCAAATAATCTTTTAGCTTTATCATTTAATTTTTCCGGTCGAACTTCGTATAATTCTTCTAAAACTTGATTTGCTTCTTCATTACTCATACTTTTACACCTCTTTTATTTCTAAATCTGGATAAACATATTCAAATATCTTTTTCTTAAGTTTATATATCTCTGTTTTATAACCGTTTTGTATCTACTATTATTATTTTACCTTTATTTACATCAAAATAGGTAAAATCAGCTATATAATTTATTGCCCTTATAGTTTTATTGTTTTTCTTGTATTTTGGCTGTAATTCGAATTTAACTTGTAATTTAATATCTTTTATTAGTCCTTGTCTTTCTATTAATTTTAATTGTTGATAATATCTACCGTTCTTTTTTACTGTCAAATTCTATTCCATCTATAACTACTTTTTTATTGCCATATTTACTATTTTTTTGTTTGTAGTTTTTATATTGTTTTAATGACCAATGTTCCATTATTACCTCTCTAAATCTACTAAATAATAATATTCTGTTTGACACCATGCACATTTACTTTCTTCTAGCTTATAAAAATTAAAATCATATAATGGTATATCATCATAACTTTTTACTCCAAAATAATTGTTAAGTTCATTAAATCCACACAAACAACAAGTGTGTTTTCTTTGCTTGTTTTTCCTAAATAACATCTATTTATCCTCCAATAATTCTATATTTTAAAATCTAATGCCTTTTTATCTAATTCTCCCATTGCTACTAATATGTATTTTTCCATTATACCTGCTCCAGCTTCTTCTCCAAATCCTTTTGCTTCCATTATTGCTTCTCGCATTGCTTTTTTTAATATATTCTTTTCAACATAATTTTTATCTACATATTCTTTAGCTATTACTTTGTTTTCCATATTTCCTCCTAAATCCATCTTATAGTTGGTTCCCCACTAAATCCTTTTTGCCACATAAACCAGCAATAACAAGTTGCACTACTCATTTTCTTACTCATATCTCCATTTATATAACAAGTTTGTCTTGCACTATTTACATATATATACTTTGGTGGATATTTCTTAAATAATTTTAATCTACTCTGTCCTTCCAAAAATTGTATTTTTAAAAACATAATTACATAGCAATCTTCTTCAATATCTTCTAATGCTTTCTCAACAAATTCTTTAGCATATCTATACGGTGGATTGGTTAATATATCTCCTGAATATAAGAAATTAGGTTTAAAAGTTAAAAAGTTTGTTATCCCGTTTCCATATCCTCTATTTATTAAATCTGTTGATAAGACTTCATATCCATTATTCTTTAGAACTTCACTTAAATGACCTTCTCCACAAGCACATTCCCAAATATGATTATGTAACTTTATTCCGTCTTTATCTATTTTTTTTAAAAACAACTCTAATGCTTTTGGATCTGTCGCATAATAATCATGTTTCTCTCTTTCATGGTCACAATGATTATTTGCTCCTAATGTTACAAATGTACTTTTTTTATTACCAGTCCAATCTTTCATATCTTTATCCTTTCATCTTTTATATTCTGGAAAAGTATTTATTATTTCTTCCATTGTAGGTATCTCTTTTGTATCAAGCCATACCCTTAACTTCTTTTCGCAATTTCCACATAAATCAAAATCTTTATATGGTGCAGATTGTCCTCTTTTTGATTTATAATAATGATTTATTCCTACAAACCCTTTTTGTGCAACATATCTTATTTTTTCTCCACATTTATCGCATATATAATTTGCTTTCCATCTATTACTTCCTAAATTCATTTAAGTACTCCTGTTTCCATTCAACTTTTTCTGCATACTTGCAATTTTTATCGCCTGTAAAGTTTGGATTTTCTAATCTTTGACAACCTAAACAACTTTTGCAAGGCTCTATTAATGGTGGATATTTCATTATTTGCCCTCCAATATCTTTAATCCTTTAAATTTCGCTATTTGTAACTCTTGTTTTGTTATCCATTTTTGCCACTTTCCACATTCTCCACAATATAATCCTCTTCTATTTCCTTGAATTTCAACAAATAAATTTGAACTATTACATTTATCACATTTGTCTATCATCTTTCTTTACCTCCCAAACTACTATTTCATAATTTACTTCTAAATCTTCTACATAAACTACTTTACATTCCATAATTTATCTTTCCTCTTAATATTTTTCTATTTTAATACCATCTTTTATTAGCATCTCTCTGTACTCTTTTCTGTTATATTCTCCGTTGTAAAATCCTTTTATTGTTTCTGATAAATCGTCAACAACCGCTTTAAGCCTTTTATTTCCAAATCGTGTCGATTCTCCAAAATGTAAGGCATACATCAAAGCTGTATCTATATCCTTTAGCCTTTCAGCATATTCTTTTAAATAATAATCTTTGTATCGTTTTCTATACAATTCAGCTATTCTTCTTTCAAAGTCTTGCCCCTATTTTATTATTTCTTTTTTATCTTTGTTTTTTGCACATCTTTGAAGTCTGTTTAATTCGTTTGTATTAAATAATTTTATATATTCATTTTCTTCCATGATTTTCTCCTTTTAATCCAATCTTGGTATATGGTTCATATTTTCTTCAATCATATCCTTTAAATTATCTACTCTTTCATAGACTGCTACTGTCTTTCCTGTATATTGACATTTCTTTTTATCAACTGCTTTTACTATTCCTCTTTTCTCTAGCTCGGTTAATCTTGGTGAAACATAATTCCTCTCTGTGCTTGGTATAATACCTAATTCATAAAGTTCTACTGCAATTTCTTTAGCAGTTTTTGGTGAATCCATACAAGCTAATATTTGCTCATATCTTACTTTTGTTTTTAGTTGTATATCGTTAAATGACATCTGGCGTGTCAAATACGTTATGCTATTTCCCATTTATAACCACCTGCACTTCCCTTTTTTCTTTTGATACAATAACTTATGTTACTCTTATATGCTCCTGTATTTCTTGCTGCTTCCGACATACTATCCCATGTTTTTAATAATCTCCCATTTAACGAGTATTGATTTACTTTTATTTTTGTTGCTTCTATCGCTTTCTTTATGTTGTCTTTACCTGTTTTGGAACCGTTTATTTTTCCATATGTTTTTCCCATTTCTACACTATGTCTCTTCATTTTTTCTGACTGTTTCTGTAATCCATATTTATAAGCATGTTTCTGATTTTCACTTCTTGTTGCCCATTCTAAATTACTTACAATATTGTTTGCTTTATTTCCATCAATATGGTTTATTTCTGGTTTGTTTTCTATGTTAGGTATAAATGTTTTAGCTACTAATCTATGTGTTTTATATGTTTTATCCTTTCCAAAATATGATAGTCTTATGGTCATATATCCTTGTTTATCTTTTTGTTGTTTTAGAATTTTGTCTCTACGATATTTTTTCTTAGTTTTATTGCTGGTAAAATATAAACTTTTTATTTGCCCTAAGTTACTTACTTGATATAATCCTTCAAACCCTTTTATATCTTTCCACTCTTCTTTTTGTCTTGTTTGCATTGTTACATGACTCATTTGTATCATCTCCTATATATTTAACTAGTCCTAAAACTATCATTTTCAATATTCTAACTCTATTGGCACTGTCAAAACTCAACAATTTCTTTTTATCTATTTCTAACATTTTGCCTACCTTTCTATATTTTGGAATTGACTATAATGTTTATTGAAAATTAGCTCTACACTTCCTATATTTCCTGCTCTTTGTTTTTGAAGATCTACTGTTACAATATTACTTTCTGCATTCTTTTGATATAAAAATATAACATTATCTGCATCTTGTTCTATAGCTCCACTCTCTCTTATATCTGCTAACGTTGGCTCCGATTTGCTTGCATTTCTATTTAATTGACAAAGAGCTATTATAGGAATTTCTAATTCCAAACTTAATAATTTTAAAGTTCTTGAAATATCCGCTACTTCTTGCTCTCTACTTCTAAAATTTCCTAAATTTCTAACTAATTGTAAATAATCAACAATTAATACATCAAGTTTGTTTCTATTTTTTAATCTTCTTGCTGATATTTCTATTGACTGTATATCACTTGTGTTAGTCAATATATTTAACTTTAAATTTCCCAAATTCATACAATCTAAAGCAACCGCTTCTACTTCTCTTTCTGTTAAATCTCCATTTCTAATTTTTCTTGAATTTATATTTGTTCTCATTGCAATAAGTTTTTGTATCATTTGTATTGCAGACATCTCCAAACTTACATAAGCTATTTGCTTACCTTTTTTTGATATATTTTCTGCAATTTGTAATGCAAATGTTGTTTTTCCTACACCAGGTCTAGCTCCTATAACAGTTAATTCTCCATTATGTAGCCCATCCGTTAAATCATCTAAATCAAAGAATCCTGTATATAAGCTCAAATCTTCCTTTTTATTCATATTTTTCTCTATAATATTTGCTGTATCAACAACTTGAGTTATAAAACTTTCTTCCTTATTAGTTTGAAACTCTATTTTTTGCAATTCAGATATTATTTTTTCTATATAAATATCTAGATTTTCTTCTTTTTTTACATCATTTATTATCTTATTAGCCAAATTAAACACTTGTCTTTTTTTGGTATATTTCTTTAAAATTTCATATATATCGTCTGCATTACTTCCTGCAATATATGTATTTAGATATGCTAAGTATTTTAATGAATCTTCTTCTAATTTCTCATTTACACTCAACATTGATATCTCTTTACGCTCCAACTTTAACTGATTAATTGCCTTTACAATTTTTTTATTTTCTGCAATTGCGAAGTCCGCTTCTGTTAACTCAAATTCTTTCTGTTCAAAAATGACATAGAATAGCATAGCTTTTTCAACTTCTTCATCATACATAGTTTTTTCCTCCTTGCTTTTTATGATATTCTTCTTCACTCATTCTTGAAGCTTTATATTTTTTTTCTTGTTCTTGGATCAATTCTTTCTTTTGTTCTTCTTTCAGAGGAAATATACCTTGCCAATTATTCATTATAGAATTATTTAAAATCATTATTTGTTCATCTTTGTTCTCCGATAATTGGAAAACATTTTTTATACATAATTCCAACCCTTTTGTTGTTAAAGGCTTTTTTATAGCCTTTCTCATTTTCATAAAATCTTTAAATGTATTTTTTAGTTCGTCATCTTCAACTCTTTCATTTAAAATTTTATCAAGGTCTGTTTCTTTTTCTTTTTTTATTTCTTTTTTATTGTTTTGTTTAGTTTTGTTTTGTTTATTTAATGTATTCGCTGTGTTGTTCGCTGTGCTGTCGTTTTGTTGTTCGTTCTGTTGTTCATCTTGTTGTTCGTTCTGTTGTTCACTTTGTTGTTCAAATTCTATAATTTCATAAATTCCTGCACTATTACTTTTTCCTTTTTGATATTTAACATATCCCTTTTGTATCAAATTGTTTCTTGCTCTTTGCAATGCTGAAATATTCAATCCTGTAAACGTCATTAGAGTTATATTGGCTACTGTAAAATTCTTTATCCAATTACATCTATTGTTTATATTTAACAATGCTAAATATAAACATTGAGAATTAGCATTTAAAGGATTTATTAATAGTAACTCATAAAATTTGTTTACTTGTTTTAAATAATTCATTGTATTTTCTCCTTTCGTAAAAGTAAGGACAAACTTTATGCTTGTCCTTTGATGTAACTTTTTCCTATTAATTTTATAAATTCTTCTCTTGTATGTGTTATTTCATATTCTTTTTGATATTTTATCTTTAGAATGTTTAATATTTCTTCATTATCGTGGCATTTTCTACAGAGTAAAGCAACAAATTTCTTTTTTATACTTCTTTTTCTATTAGCTCCTCCATATACTTCGTGAGGATCTAATCTGTTACTATATCTACCACAGAACTCACAATATCCTTTTTTATTTATCTTTTTGTCTCTTTCACGTTCTAATTTTGCTAATTTATTACTTTTCTTTTTTATCTCTGCAGATTTTTCTGCAAATTCCACTGCAGTCTTTTTATTTTTCTGCAGAGGTTTGGGTACCGGATAAAATTCCTTTGATAAATCTGTTACTATCATCTTACACCTCATAAGTTGGAATTTGTAATTCACTACATATTTGAATTGTTATATCTAATAATTCTGTCATTTCTTTGGTATTCATTTTCGAACTTCCTATATATACTTTATATATATTGAATGTTGTGTTATTTACTTGTTGTTGTCTTATGAATTTAATACCTCTAAATGTTTTTCTTAAACTATCTTCTGTCTCCGGTCTAGCTAATACATAATCAGATTTTGCATCTGCTCTTTCTAATATTGCACAATAAACTTCCATATAATCTTGATGTTGCTTTTTTGCAATTAAATGTATTAATTCCCATAACATTTTATTTTGCTGTAAAGTTCTTTGAGATTTAGATTCCTTTATTTCACAAAAATATATTTTATTCATATCAAATTCCATTAATCTTGGAATCAATTCTTTTATAGTTCCTATTACTTTCATCTTATACCCTTACTTTTGACATTTTTTAAATAATTTGATATAATACAAATAAGTACATTTATGTATGTAACGGTTCGAGTTAGTGTGATTCGCAGTCTGCTAACTCTTTTTTTATCTTTTCTATAATGAAGTAATAAGCATCTTTATTCTTTTCGCCTACTTCAATTATTGTTTTTAGGTTTCTTACTAATCTATTTTTGTCTATTTGCATAAAGTCTATTTCATCTCTTAAACCTTGATTTTCTTCTTCGTATTGTTTAATAATATTATTTTGCTCTATTAGTTTGTTTCCTTGTCTTATAACTGTTTTTAAAAACATTTTAATCCTCCAAATCTCTTGCTTTACTTGCAAGTTTGTATATTTCTAACACTTTTTGATTTTTCTTATTCTTCTTTAGCCATTCTTCAATGTCTTTTTCTAACATTGGTATATCCGTATTTTGCTCAATCAAATTCATTATTCTTAAAAATATATCCATACCTTTTCTCTCCTTTCTATCCTATGTATCCAATTGTTGAAAGCCAACTAAAGCCATTTGTGATTATTTTTTCTACTAAAATACCTATTACAAAGGCATTTAACATTAATATCATAGTCATTTCTCCACTTATTTGTATTTTTTTATTTTTTCTTCTTTGTTTCTTCATTGATTTATCCTCCATTTAAATAATTTTTTGTGCAACTTCTTTTAGCACTATTTGTAAATTTTCTTCACTTAGTCCCATTTCAAAAAGTAAAACTGCTCTTTTATCTGCTATTAATTTTGTTCCTGTATTTGGTATTCTAGGAAAACCTTTTGCATGAAATACTGCATCTGCTGTAGCTCGTCCACATCCTCGCCATGCCATATAATCCTCTGGGCCTATTGTGTCATCTAAATCCTCATATTTTTTGGTTCTTTCTTTTTTTATCATTATCTCAACTCCTTTCTTTAACTGAATTTTTGTGATATAATCAACCTGACTTTATTGTAGAAAGTGAGGTGATTATATTGAATTTTAATACAATTGCCAATGAAGTAATTGCTGGACTCATAATTAGTTTTCTAGTAACTTTAGCAACTTTTATTTTTAGAATTTTAAAAAAATCCTATAAAAAAAATTCTTCTTTGTTATTGATAAAAGTTAATTTTTACTCTGGTCTTGTTGGAACGATTCTTAGTGTTGTAGGTATCAACCTTGAAAATAAATCAGTTCCTGTTTGGTTCTTTGTTTTCACTTTTATTATTAATATTTATTTTCTTATTTCTAGCTTTTATAAGGCTATTAATAATAATAGTAATAATAATAGTTAGAATAGGAATCAGTTGAATAATCAAATTAATATGCTCAAATATTAACTGCAATAATGTTTGAGCTTTTTTTAATATTTCAAATAGCATCTCTACCTCCTATTTATTTGTTGTCTTTTTAACAAGTTTCGCTTGTATTTTTAGATAAAATAATATCTGGAAAAATATAATCTATAGGCTTGTTAAATAATTTGGATAATTTTATACAAGTTTCTATTTTAGGTGGTTTATCAGAGTTTTCTATATTTGAATATGCTTGTTGTGTAAACCCTAAAAAATCCGCAATATCTTGTTGTGAGCGATTTCCCCTTAATTCTCTACATCTATTTTTTGACATTTCTATCCTCCTTTCTTAACAAGTTTTGCTTGTTGATGATGTTATATTATCACAAGTAAAAATTGTTGTCAATATTTTTTTACAATTTTTTTTTGTATTTTCTTTACTTGTACAAAAAATACTTGTATAATAGTATTTAGGAGGTTTAATTTTATGAACAGAATTAAACAATTAAGAGAAGAATTTCAAATTACACAGTTACAACTAGCTCAGAAATTAAATAAAACTCAACAACAAGTTAGCTTATATGAAAAAGGTATTAACGAGCTCGATTTAGATGGCTATATATTGTTATCTAAAATTTTCGATTGCTCAATAGAATATATTGCTGGTAAATCTGACATTCGCAATCCAGAGCAAATAGATTCTGATAAAATAAATATAGGATTAAGTAAAAATGATTATGATCTACCTACTAAAGAACAACAAGAAAAAATTGAGGAATTTGCAAAATTTGTTTTAAAGGACAACCTAAAGAAAAAAGAGGATAAATAAATGAATTTAGATAAATTGTATGATTTAGTGGAAACAGAAGATATTAAAATATATGATTATTGTGTAGATGAAAATATTAATGGTATATTCCTTAATTATGATAAATTAAATGCCATTGCTTTAAATTATCATAATTTTGTCGATAGTAAACAAGAAAAATGTGTTTTATCTGAAGAACTAGGGCATTATTATATGGATGCTACTTATAACTATAAAAATGTAGACAAAGCTCTTTATGATAAACAAGAATATCGTGCTAAGAAATGGAGCTACAATGTATTAATTCCTTTTGAAAAACTAAAATCAGCCATTTTAAAACGGAATTGATAATCTTTATAGTCTTGCTAATTATTTTGATGTTACAATTGAATATATGAAAAATGCAATTGATTTTTATACAGAAAAATATGGATATATAATATAGTTCTTAATATTAAGTTTAGCTTTTAAACTTATCTAATATAAAAATATTTGTAGTAAAAGGAGGTGTAAAAAATATGGCAAATGAAGAACAAACAAACAAAAAAATTTACGAAAACGTGTGGTTTTGGATAATTGTAACAATTGTTGTGATATTAATCGTTCGTTTAAATGCTGTAGATACACATTCAAACACATCAAAAACATCAAATATGTCCAATACATCTATTAATTCTGAAAAATCTAATGTTTCTTCAGTTAATCATAAAGAAAAGGTACAAGTTACTGTAATAGATTTTAGTCAAATGTCAAAGGAAGAAATACAAAATTGGTGTACCGCAAATAATGTAAAATGTAAATTGGCCGAAGATTATTCTGATACAATTGAAAATGGTTTGTTTGCTAATCAAAATCCAAAAACTGATACTTCTATTTATGAAGGAGACACAATCACAATAACTTATTCTTTAGGGAAAAAGCCTTCAATTGAAGAACTAAATGCTTTAAAAAGTGCTGAATCTTATTCTAAAACAATGCATATGTCAAAAGCTAGAATATACAAACAACTAACTTCGGAATATGGAGAAAACTTTACCTCGGAAGCAGCCCAATATGCTATTGACCATATTCAAGCTGATTGGAATGCAAATGCATTAGCAACTGCAAAAACTTATCAAACTACCATGAATATGTCTAAACAGAGAATTTATCAACAATTAATATCTTCATATGGTGAAGAATTTACGAAAGAAGAAGCTCAATATGCTATAGATCATTTAGATAATTAAAAAGAGACAAAGTACACCGCTCCTAAACACTGTACTTCATCTCTTATGTACATAAATAATATGTACTCAAATCTATATATCACTTATTTTATGTTTTGATATAAAAATTTTACGAAAAGGCAAAATTCTTATATGAAAATATGAAATTTATTATTTACAAATGACAAAGTGCTTTTATTAGCACTTAAATTTTTAAAGCAAAAGCGAACGGAGGTTTTATATGGCTAAACGTGGAAATGGTGAAGGCACTATATACTATAGTGAAAAACTTAATAAATGGGTTGGACAATTTACTGCTGGAAGAAAAGAAGATGGCAAAATAAATCGTAAATCCGTATATGGTAATACTCGTAAAGAAGTTAAAGAAAAGATAACAAAAAAACTTATGGAAGTACAAAGTAATACTTTTATAAATAACAATGATATTATTTTAATTGATTTTATAAATGATTATTATAAAAAACAATTTGAATCTAATAAATTTTCAGAAGTTACATACTTAAGAAAAAAAGAATCTTCAAAAATAATTTCTATGCTACCCATTGCCAATATGAAAATTCAAAAAATACAAATAGCAGATATTAATAATTCTTTATCAAAGATAACTAAGTATTCTAACTCTGTTATTAAAAAAGTTGTTGGCATGCTATCTACTATTTTTGACTATGCTGTAGTGCTAAATATTGTTAATTCAAATCCTTTTAAAATTAGAAATGCAATAATTCGTCCTAAATCATTAAAGCAAACTAAAGAAATAGATGCTTTAACAATTGATGAACAACAGGCATTTTTACAAGAATTAAATAACTGTAATGATCTATATAAAGATGTTTTTTATATTGCTATATTTTCAGGAATGAGAATTGGAGAAATCTTAGCACTTAAAGGAAACGATATTGATATAGAAAATAAAACTATTTCTATTACAAGAACCTTAACTAAAGATGTAAATGGTAAAATTATTTTAGGAGAAAAAACAAAAACATATGCAGGAAAGCGAGAAATCCCTTTTTTAGACATCTTAAAACCCGTACTATTAAATTATACTACTAAAGATTTTTTATTCTTAAATGGCGGAAATTTCATTTCTCCTAACACAATTAATACTCATTTTAAAAAAATATGTAAAGATGCAAATATAAAAATTAAAATAACTCAAAAGAAGAAAATTATTAGAAAGAAAAATAAAGTTGAAACTACTTTTGTTAATTTGAAAACATCTACTGTTAATACGCATATGCTAAGGCACACTTTTGCAACACGCTGTATTGAATCTGGAATGAGTGCAATAGTATTGTCAAAAATATTAGGACATAAAGATATTCAAACAACATTAAACACCTATACCTCTGTTTTTAATAAATTTAAAGAAGATGAATTAGAAAAAGCAGAAAAATATCTAGTTGCATTAAAATTGCATTAAAATAAAGGGGTAAAAATCCATATACCCCTTAAATTTAAATAATTTCACGATTTATACCTCGCCACCATCGGTACCAAAATATCAGACTTTTAACAAGTTTGATATTTTTTATTATCTTTTATCATTTCTTTTTTATTAGTATTTTCAATGCTTTCAATCTTTATTTCTGATAAATCATTTTTATTATTTTTTATTAATTTTTATACTTTTTTTGTATTGTTGCATTAAAAATTGCATTAAATTTTAACATTGAAAAGAGCTTAAAAACTTAAGCTCTTTTTCTAAATCTAATATCGTTTTTCATCCAGATATTAATAAGCTCGTCCAACTTTTGACTCTGTTTTAAAATTTCATCATAACTATAATTGTGATTAATCATCTTGTCCAATTTTCTTTTGTTAATCCAAATTAGAAAATTTAATAACATAATTATCACCTCTAATTATATTATACATTATGTTAAACGCAAAGTCTGTCGAAAGCTGTCGAAATAATAAAAAAATTTAAAAATAAAAAGAACTATTGCTAGTTCTCTTCTATTCATACCAGGTATCTGCTAATTTAGAAATACATTTATTGTATTCTGAATTAACTTCATATCTATGTTTCAAATCGTATTTTCCAATATTTGCATTAAATCCTTCTATTCCCAAATGATATAAATCTACTAAATATAAATCAAATTCCTCAATATATTTATCATAATAAACATATATTCTTACTCCTTCTAAAGTTTTATCATTCTTTTGATGTTTAGGTGTTAATTTCATTAATTCTGGAACTTTATCTATATTTAAATTTTCCTTTATTATTTTGTTTAGTCTTTCTTTAACTAATTCATTTCCTTTTTCATTGCTTAGCAATCTAAATTTATCATCTAGCGTAGCTTTTTGAAAATGTATTGCATCAAATATTTCCTTTATTTCCTTATAGATTTTTTTGTCATAACTTTTCACATAATTAGTAAATAAATATTCTTTTAAATCTATTGAATGTAATGCACCATTAATATTAAAATCTTTAAATGATATTGATTCCTTACTAATTATTTGATTTCCTATTCTATTGTGTTTTACTATGCTATTAGTCTTTATGACTTGTGATTTTATATTATTGGGCTTTTTTATTACAATATTCATCTATTATTTCATTTAGAGGAATTATTTGATTGTGTTGTTCTTCATTTTCATCATAATATCTTTTCCAACACTCGTCTTGATGTGATAAATCGACTAATCCAAAATCACTAATATCGAATAACTGTGGTAATAAATAATCTATAAATTCTTTTATAACTAAATTATGTTCATTATCTTCCAAATAATTTTCTTTTGATTTTAAAAAGGTAAAGCCATCTTTTTGCAAATGGTATATCCTTGGAATGACAGGACCATATGTCCACGCTTCAATATCAGCATCAAATAGTTTTTCTGAAAACTCGTCTACATTTATAAATTCTACACTATTTGTATTTTGCTTGGCTAGCCTTATATATTGCCCCCAATATGCAAATAAAAAATACAAACATTTTTGCAATTTTATTGGTGAAATATCCCTATGACTTTTGTTTCCTTGGTATTTTTCAATATAAAACTTTCGTATATATAGAGATAAATCTTTTGCATTTAATTCAAATTCTTCCATTATTATTCTCCCTTATATACTTTATATTTATTACAACAATATAAAATAATCAATACCTGTAAATAAAACTTAATATAAACTTAATATTCCTGTAATATTTTTGTAATATTATATTACATTTATGTAAATTTGTCAATATTTTTACGAACATTGTTTTGTAATTAT